GTTAGGCAAGGCTGTGTTTTACGAGTAATTAACAAATGACAATACAAAATATAAGTGTGTTTTGCAAGTGTATTTTACACCTGCAAACACACTTATTTTCAATTAGTTACATTAAAAAATTTGCTTGTAATTGAAATATATTTTGTATCTTTGCACTATGAATAATTAACAAATCATCATGCAGAAAGAGAGTATCCTTCAAACAGCTTGTGTCAGGTGGTTCAGATTGCAATATCCTGACCTCATTATATACGCTGTACCTAATGGAGGTAGTCGCAATGTAAGGGAGGCGCAACGATTGAAAGCAGAGGGAGTGCTGGCGGGGGTAGCTGATTTAGTTGTACTACTCCCACAAGGGAAGAGCTTGTATATTGAGATGAAAGTTAAAGGCAATCGGCAAACAGAAAATCAAAAATCATTCCAAGGTAAAGCAATCACACTGGGACACCCTTACACTGTATGCTATTCCTTTGAGGAGTTCAAGAATGCCGTAGAAAGCGCAATTGAGAAAATACAATAATTCAAAAAATTATATACAATAATCATTGTTAAATTATATATCCAACTATGATAAGGATAAAACTAAGTAAGAGAAACACAAACAAACACACTGAAAAAGGTATGCAACTGCTTGGCAGCTCTATAGAGGAAGTGGGAGTGATTGAGAGTATATCAGTAACCAAACAAGGCACAATTATATCAGGACATGCCCGCAAGGAAAAGTTTGATGAAAAGGGATTAGTACCAAAGGAGATAACACTTGCAGAAAACGAATATCTTGTAATTGTGCGTAATGATATAGAAGATGACACAGATACATACTACAAGGCACAGATATTGGCAAACACTACAGCACACCAGAACTACAACCTTGACCTTGAGGAGGTGGAAGCAGTAGCGGAGGAATATGGTATCGAGTTGGAGGAACTGGGGATTGAGATAGAAGAGGACGAATGTACATATAATGAAACAGAAGTAAGCGTATCTAAAGATAAGGAATTAGACGTGCATCGAGAATTAAGTAAAGATTTTTTAGTACCTCCTTTTTCTGTTTTAGACACAAGACAAGGTTATTGGGTAGAGCGAAAAAGATATTGGAAAGATATAATTGGTGACTATGGGACAGCTAGAGAAAACAATGGTAAAGGGGGAGCAAACGCTAAATCTTTTAACCAAGAGAGGTACGGTAAGAGTTTCATAGAAAATGGAGTGTCTTTGTTAGATGGGTGTTTGGCTGAAATAGTTGTCAAATGGTTTGGCTTTCCTAAATGTAAAACATTTGATTGTTTTGCGGGAGATACTGTATTCGGTTTTGTCTCCTCTTATTTAGGAAATCAATTTATAGGAATAGAACTAAGAGAGGAACAAGCGAATTTTAACAACGAAAGGACAAAAGGAATGACCGCAAAATACATCTGTGATGACGGAAGAAATATACTTAATCATATAGAAGAAAAATCACAAGATTTATTATTTAGCTGCCCTCCTTATTTTAATTTAGAAATATATTCTGACTTAGAAAACGATGCAAGTAATCAAAAAGAATATTCTGATTTCATAGCAATACTTAATACAGCTTTCTCAAATGCAATCAAATGTTTAAAAGATGATAGGTTTGCTTGTATAACAGTTGGTGATGTTCGTGATAAAAGAGGATATTATTACGATTTTATAGGAGACATAAAAAAGATATTTATTAGAAATGGAATGAACTTGTATAATGAACTAATATTAGTTCAACCTATTGGGAGTGCAGTCCTTCGGGCGAGAAATAACATGAGAAATAGAAAAGTCGTAAAGACACATGAAAACGTATTGGTGTTTTACAAAGGCAATCCTAATAACATTCAGAAGAATTTTCCAATAATAGAAGTAAGAGAAGATTATGAAAGCGACGATGTATAACATTTCCTTTTGGAAAGAATTGAACAATAAAAGCAACCAAGAACTAATGGATGAGTACAAAGAGAAATTGTCTAATTGCGGTTTTGGTATTTGCGGAGAAATAGAAAAAGTATTTACTCCACAAGGATATACAATGTTGATCCTCTTATCAGAGTCTCATTTTGCGATACACACATTCCCTGAAGAAAACATTTATTACATCGAACTTTCAAGTTGTGTAAAAGGACCTTTTTTAAACTTTATAAAAGTATTATAGTATGAATAACACCCCACGACATAGACAACAATGGATATTAGAGGAACTCAAAAAGTCTCCTCTATTGTCGTATGGGGATGCTTGTCAGTTGTATGTCAGTAAGTGGCACAAGTCAGAAAGGACGTTTGCAAGAGACTGGGAAGGTGCACAAAAACAACTACAGGAGTGGCAAAAATCAATTAATGAGGAGGTGGCAAAGCAGGTGATAAGCACAGAGGTAGAGGAACGAAAAAAGGGTGTAATGCAAAAGATAGACATCCTCAAGTTCTTATCAGATGTGGTCAGGGGCAAGGGTAGAGAGATTGACGGAGAGAAGTTTTTCCCCTCCTACCGAGAGCGTATCTCAGCGGCTGCTCAATTGGCTAAAATGGAGGGCTGGGAAGCTCCAATAAAGCAGGAGGTAAAAGGAGATTTTAGCATTACAGAGGTTAAGATTGTATGGGAGGGTGCACCTGATGAGTAGTATTAGTATCAATCCGAAAGGAAATAGAAAGCAATATGAGTGCTTGAGGGAGTGGAATAACTTACACACAGAAGAGATATTATATGGAGGGGCTAAGGGGGGAGGAAAATCCTTTATCGGGTGCTCTATCATATTGGCTGATGCTTTGATGTATGCAGGGACACATTATTTTATTGCTCGTAAGCAGTTGAATGATTTAAGGAAATTTACGATACCGAGCATTCATGAGGTACTTAATCTTTGGAATTTGCCGCAAGGAGCATATAAATACAATGGACAGGATAATTACTTTGAGCTGTATAATGGCTCAAAGGTTTTTCTTTTGGATTGTAAATATTTACCAAGTGACCCACAATATCAGCGCTTTGGTTCTATGCAGATGACAAGGGGTTGGATTGAGGAAGGAGGAGAGTTTGAGTTTGACAGCTACTCCAATTTAAAAATCTCTATTGGGCGTTGGAAGAACAAGGAGTACAATCTGAAAGGGAAACTACTTATCACAGCTAACCCCTCCAAGAATTTCCTGTACAAGGAGTTTTACCAACCTTACAAAGCAGGTACATTGGAGCGGTGGAAAGCGTTCATACAAGCATTGCCGTATGATAATAAGATGTTACCCAAGGCGTATATTGAGAACTTGGAGCGTACCTTGAGGGGTGCAGAGAAGCAGCGACTATTACACGGACTATGGGAGTATGATGATGACCCGACGGCTCTTTGTGATTATGATAAGATACTGGCTATATTTGAGAATGACCAAATACCCACGGATAAGGAAATGTACCTGACAGCGGATATTGCACGCTTTGGCTCTGACTTGTGTGTTATAGGTGTGTGGAGGGGCTGGGAGCTGATAGAGATACACACATTGGATATATCAGCAATGACAGAGGTACAAGGGCTTATACACACTCTTAGAATGAAATACAGCATACCCAAGGGGAATTGTATCGCTGATGAGGATGGTGTGGGTGGTGGTGTAGTTGATAATACAGGTATCATTGGCTTTAAAAACAACAGCTCCCCTCTTGATGAGAATGGACAAGCCACCAGTTACAAGAACCTGCAAACGCAATGCTTGTACAAGTTAGCTGAGCGAATCAATAACAATGGTATCTACATTAGTGCAGAGTTGTCAGAGAGGACAAAGGAGTGTATTATAGAAGAGTTGGAACAGATAAAGAGTGACAACAAGGACGGGCAACGGCTATCTGTGATTAACAAGGATACAGTGAAGCAGCACATAGGACGAAGCCCAGACTATAGGGACATGCTACTGATGAGAGAGTATTTTGACTTGAAACCTAAAAAGACATTCAGACCAATATTTAGATGACATTATTACAATATTTACTCATGCCAGCCGAAAGGCAAAGGGAAACTACCCTATTATTGGAGGTGGTTAAGCCTTTGCCTTTCTTTTATTGTGGCTTATGGTGGTGGAAGAAAAGGCATGGAGTGGAGCGATTGACAGAACTAAAATGGGGAGAAGTGCGAGCGGTGATTGACCTGTTAAGCAGTGGGGAGCTTCCTCAAGTGGTAGAGGCTTTCAGGGTGGTATATAAGATAAAGCACCCAGCAAGAATGAACGTGTATCGCTTCTATGCCTGTATCAAACACCTAACGAATGAAGTACAACGAGTGCTTGAGCAGGAGCAAAAAGCACTACAAGGAGAGCCAAGCCCTTACGAAGCTCAACTACAACAGGCAGGAGTGGAGCAGTTGCAACCCTTCAAGGATTTGGCTATCATAGACACATTGGCACAAGGGGATATATTGAGGTATGAGCAGGTAGAGGCGTTGCCTTATGAGGTGGTATTTTACACCCTCTATTATAGAACAGTAAGGCAGAATATAGATAACAGATTTCAACAAATAATGACAAAGAAATGATACGATTGATAATAGACAGCAAAGAGGCTGATTTGCTCAATAACGATTTCACTTGGAATATGCAGTGTGCTGATTTCTTTTCTTTTGACACACGGCAATTCTCCTGCTCGGATGTGATGTACTTACCTATGAGTAGCACTAACAATGATATATTTGAGTTGGCGGGTATGGTAGGGAGCGTAAGTGATAGACCACAGATGGCTTTTGATGTAGAATTACTCGTTGATGGTATTCCGATAGTAAGAAATGCTAAGGGTTATCTTATGGGAGTGCAGAATGATACCTATAAATTTGCCTTTCATGAAAGTACAAAGGATATATACCACTGGTTGAACCTTTATAAGTTGTCTGATGTGATTGGAGATAAGTTGAACCATAATAAGACAGCAGATGTTATCACTAATATAACGAAGAAATACGCTGATTGGCAGTTAGCAGGCATGGCAGGTGATTATAATGGAGGTTATCTATATCCTGTTGCAGGGTATGGTGGTAAAACTATGATAGAGGAAAAATACAACTTCTATTACGCCCCTCCTGCTATACATGTGCCTTGGATATTTAAGGAGGTACAGCAGATGTCAGGACATACATTTGAAGGAAGTTTTTTTGATACCAATATCTTTAACACTCTCTTTATAACCACATCTCAGGTTATTAATGAGAACGCTCCCGCAGGTGCATTAATAAGCCTTACACAAGCAGGTAAAACAGCAGGAACGTATTCAAAAAAAATATCAGATAGACAAGGGGAATTGTATTTGACAATGAACTCATATAGCAGACCAACGTCTTTTATCAAAAAGCAAGATAAGGACTATATCTATCAGATACCTGCGGACAAATTAGGTACATGGGATTTAGTGCTATCAGGTAGGACACAAGGGACAGCAGATGGAAGAATTATGTCTTATGTGGAAATATATAAGAATGATGATACTACTCCTATTTGTACCACACGAGGAGGCGTTGGAGGGTATGTAACACAGCACAATCATTCAGGTAGTGGTTGGAACTTTGCTATAAGAATACCTGATTTTTTTCACTCTGATGATAAGATATATATAAGATTGTTAGCTGAGACAGATAATTATAATGGTGGGGATATAGCTACACATGATTTGAGTTTCAAAATAGAGCAGACCTCAAGGCAGATTCTTAACCATTTGGTATCTGAACTCTCTATGTTAGACCTTTTCAAGGAATTACTGATAATGTTTGGGCTTACACCTATGATGTTAAACATTGATGATGAAGTACAGCATTTTTACACCCTTGATGAAAGGCTGAATGACGCCCCTATATTGGATTGGTCAGAAAAGTTTGTAAGGGTTACCAACTTGGAGTTTCATGCTCCTACGTCCTCTTATGCAAGGCGTAACCACTTCAAGTATAAAAAATACGATGAACAAGAGAACAAACAATCAGAAGCAGACGGTGTGTTGGTGGTAGAGGACGATTTACTGACATTCAAGAAAGAGCGAGAGGGTAAATTCTTTGCAGGAATTGATGAAGACAAGAGAAATGATTATGGAACGTATGAGGCATTAGATGAGTTCTTTTTTTGGGAAAAAGAAGTAAAAGAGAAAGAGGAAGGAGGACAAAAAAAGATAGATGTTGAGTATAAGGCAAAAGATAATCGCTTCCATATATTTAATGTCTATTGGATAGGTTATGATACTCCAGTATTAAAGGCAGATGGGCTTATTAGAGGAGGAAATATTAATTCAGATCCATTTGTATATTATCCTTGTTTGGCGTATTTCAAAGCATTAAGATGGAACAGCCTCCTTGAAAATTATTACAACGGCTTTAATGACATTCTTAATCACATGCGAGTATATACATGTGAGATGAACCTTAATGCCTTGGATATATACGAGTTTAATTTTTTCAAGCGAATTTACCTAAAACAATTAGCAGGGTATTTTTTACCAAACAAAATCACCTTTAAGACAAACACCCTTGCAGTGGTGGAATTAATTAAGATAGAACCAATAAAGTAAGTGTATGACAACAACAATCGCACAATTAGACATAGATATAGATGAGGTTACTAAGAAGGCAGGAGAGACTCGCAGGAGGCTCATGGAGATAGCCGAGGAGATGAAGAACCTCAAGAAGAATTTTGCAGAAGGGAATGTATCAGTGGAGGAATATACTCAACAACTATCCCAATTGACAGCCACACAGAGGGAGGTGCAGAAGGACTTACGCTCTTATGAGAGTATCATGCAGGCACAGATAGCAGCTAATGATGAGGCTATGCAGGCCAACAATATACTAATGGGTTCTATTCGTGAGTTGTCAGCTGCATTATCACAGAACAAGAAGATATACTCGGAGCTATCAGCAGCACAGCGGGAGAGTGCAGAGGGTAAGGCATTATTAGCTACCATACAGCAGCAGGATAAGGCATATAAGGATTTGCAGAAGAGCATCGGAAATAATCAAGTAGAAGTAGGTAACTACAAGCAGGCAATATTGGACGCCTTGGGAGATAACCAACTATTTGGGCAGTCCTTGAATGGTATTATTGGAAACCTTGAAGCGCTCAAGGAGCGGTTCTCAGGCATGGCTACTATCCTGATGAACTACATTAATACGGGTAAAATCAAGCAGCAGACAGATGAGGCAGCAGCAGTAGCTACAGAGGCAGTAGGTACAGCCATGGAGAGTACCTCAGCAGCAACAGCAGCCACGAGTACCACAATGAATGCTACAGCTACAGCTACAGCAGCAACTGGTACAGCAATGAATGCTACTACAGCAGCAACAACAAAGACCTCATTAGCCATGAAAGTATTTAGAGGAGCGCTCATAAGTACAGGGATAGGTGCCATTATTGTGCTATTAGGTAGCCTTATTTCATACTTTACCAGTACTCAGGAAGGTGTGGATAAGGTAGCGAGGGTAACCACAAAGCTAAAGGTGGGATTTGATACACTCTTAGGTGTATTTCAGAAGTTAGGAAAGGCTTTTAAAGAAGGGTTTAGTGGCTTTTTTACAATGATAAAAGAAGCAGGTAAGCTGTTAGTTGATGTACTGATACTTCCAATTAAGCAACTTATAGGAGTTGTGAAAGGATTAGGCAGCTTGCTATCAGGTGACTTCAAGGGAGCATGGGAGGATGTAAGCGGCCCTGTTAAGGAGCTGGTTAGTGATAGTAAGGAAGCGTATGATAATTCTAAGAAAGCCATGAAAGAGATGAAAGAAGCTGGTAAGAGTGCAGGGGAAGCGTTCAAGAGTGCAGGAGAGGAGATGAGAGAAGCGTTGAAAAGGGCGGAGCGTATCTCTGAGATAAATGAACAGCTGGCAGCATCGGAGGCGGACTTTATAGAACAAACGGGGATCCTCAAGCAGCAGTTCAAGGAGCAGAATAGAATTGCAGAGGACACCACAAAGACATTCCAAGAGCGAGAGGAAGCAGCAAGGAAGAGTATAGAGATACAGAGGAGCATTAACAAGTTAGCCAAGGATAGGAACAACCTTGAACAGGAACTCCTTAACCTGAAATTTGCCAGCAACGACACAAGCGATGCAGATAGGGCGGAGTTGGCCAAAAAGAAAGCGGAGTTAGCAGAGCAGACAGCGGCAATGTTAGAGGCAGAGACGACACAGAATAACAAAGTGAATACGATACATAAGGCAATGCTTGATGAGCAGAAGAAGCAGAGAGAGGAGGCTAATAAGCGATATATGGAGATGCTCAAGGAGCGATTAGCAGCAGAGAAGCAGGCAATTGATGTGTATGTAGAGAGTAATTCCGCCGTGGCTAAATCCTTACAGGAGCGATTACAAATAGAGGAGAAAGGCATGAATGATAGGTTGACTGTACTTGAGGAGGAACGTAAGAAGGGACTTGTAAGCCGTAGGGAGTATGAGGCACAAAAGAGGAAGCTGGAGCAGGATTTTGCAAAGACAAAGGTTGATCTATCTGTTAATGCTGTACAGCAGGAGCTGGCTATATACGAGCAGATGAACCAATCTAAGATAGCCAAAGAAGGGAGGCTAACAGCAGAGATAGTAACACAAGAGCAGCAGCGGCAAGCGGCTATCTATCAGATGAAGGTGGAGGCATTGGAGAAGGAGAAGCAACTCAAGGAGGAAGCGAACCAATGGGATTATGCACAGCAGCAGGCGCATGAGATGGCCCTGTTACAACTCAAGCAGGAGTATGATAACCAAAGTATGGAATTGAGCAAGCAACTCAAGGCACAACAACGAGAGGATGAGAAGACACAGAGAGAGTTAGACTTTCAGGATAAGCTCCTCACAATGCAAGAAGAGGGAGCGCACCAATGGGATATAGAGGCAGAGCAGATGAACCAGCGACACACTCAGGAGATGCAAGGCATTGAGCAGCTCCTCGCTGATAAGAAGATAACAGAAGACCAGTACCAGGTAATGAGGGCTAATACTGAGAGGAAACACGACCTTGAGATATTAGAGCACCGCAAAAAAGTAGAGGAGGGAAAGATGCAATTAGCAAGTACAACCTTTGGACAAGCAAAGCAACTATTTGGAGAGCATACAGCTGTGGGAAAGGCAGCAGCTATAGCAGAGGCTACGATTAACACATACTTAGGTATTACCAAGGCACTATCAGCATACCCTCCTCCTTACAATGCGATCATGGCTGGTATAACAGGAGCTATGGGATTTATGAATGTCAATAAGATAATGACAACAACGGTTAAATATGCAGAGGGCGGCCCTGTTAGTGGCAGGAGTCATGCAGAGGGTGGTGTGCCTTTCTCTGTGGCAGGAGTTGGAGGCTACGAAATGGAGGGAGGAGAATATGTAGTCAATAAAAGAGCAACAGCACGATACTTCCCAATTCTTGAGCTTATCAATAATTCCACAAGGCATGGAGGGCGTAACCCTTTCTATTTTGCTCAAGGTGATATAGTAAGACAGGCAAAGGTTAGCACTCATATAGACCTTACAGAGCTAACAGAGGCGGTGCGAGCAGGAGCATTACAAGGCACACAGCAGGGAGCATTGGTAGGAACTCAGGAAGGGGCGTATCAAGGAGCTCGAGAGGGAGCGGCACAAGGAGCCTATGAAGGTGCAACAGATGGCACCAGTGAAGGCATGGTTAGGAGTGGAGTGATTGCAGGAAATAATATTAACTTCTTACCAATCCAACAAATATGATAAAGTTAAAGGCTATACTCAAGGGGTGGGATAACTACCTATTTCCTGACCCTGAAACAGAAGCAAAGGCAAAGGAGAGAGCAAAAATATGTGCGCAATGCCCGCACGCTGTTAAGGGTACGTATCAGCAGTTTATGCCTGATTATACGCTTAAGGAAGTGGAGGGTATGAAGTGTGATGTATGTGGTTGTCCTCTCTCCACGCTGTTAAGACAAGATGATAAGAAATGCGAATTAAACAAATGGGAATGAGAATTTACGATAAATACAAAGAGATAGAGCAGACAGCGAGGGAGCTGTATAAGAAAGGGTGTAAGGGTGTATCTTATACACTCTTCAGAGATATAGAGCTGTTTGAGCGGTACGAGGAAATGAACGCCCCAAAGATGGAACGTTATTTTATCCTATCAGAAGATTTCCATATTGATGTTAGTATGGTACGTGCTATCGTGGCTTGCATGTCAAAAAAAATTTAGTGCTAAACTTACCACCAAGTTTAACACTAAAAATAAATATTGTTGATTTTCAACGTATTATATTTTTTATTTTATTCGGCAAAGGAAAAGAGGATGTCCGCCTTCGCATCCCCATTTAGATCGCAACTGTGGAGCTGCTGCTCTAAGTCATATTTCCCTATACGAACTACCCTTTCTGATAGCTCGTTGGGGGCTTCTACCTGACATTTTTTTTGGTAAGGAGTGATGATACTGCGCCAATAATCCCTTTGTTCATCTGTTACTCTCAAGTTCTCTTCCTCATCCTCTACAGTAAAGATCGCTCCCTTGCTCCATTGTCCATCCTTGAGCAAATAGCTAACAATCTTGTATGGATACTTATGGTAACTTTGTTTTTCCTTAGACTTTTCCAAGTATTTGTTATCAATAACAAATATAAGTACATCAAAATAACGACTAATTTCCTCTGGGGAGAGGCTATGAATGGTCTCTGTAAACTTATCGGATTCTAAAACAGAGGAACTACCAAAATAATCTAAGATATAGGGGTTAAACTCTACTGTCTTGGGTAGAAGGGAAACCTCCACTTCTCCAAAAGCATTATCCATGCTTTGGGGTGTCATTATCTCACTTGCATAGAAATAATTATATTGAGGCTCACTATTGGTAACATAGGGTACTCTCTTGAGGAGTTCATAGAGCTTTGCTTCTATCTCTGGACTCATAGGCTGTTCAGTGATAAGGGTTGTTTGCTTGCAGGCAAAAAGCCATAAGGATAAGAGGATAAGGGATATCTTTTTCATGATAGTCTGTGTAGGGGCGAATGTCAATTCGCCCTTTATGAACGAATATTATTATAGTCAATCATATTTATATTGCGAATAAATAGAA